TACACACCAGCCGACGCATGGATGTACGCCAACGCTTGGGGCAGCAAAGGCTTCCGACTCAAACTCCACACCCACATCACGCTCGAATAACCGAGTCGTGATCGTCGCGCCCGTCCTGCAACTGCCGGGTTGCAAATCCCCGCGAATTGGCGGAGACACTCTCCGTTTCCAACGTTTACCGACGACTCTTGACATAATAATAGTTACCGGCGGTTTTTTGGGCACAGAAAAGCCCCGGGAGCTGATGTCCTCGGGGCTGCGTTTGTAACACCATCATAGCAGGGAGTCGACATGGAGTTGGTGAACCCTGACGGCACACCCTGGACACCCGACTTCGATCGCCAACGTCCACCGTTCCAACCCGGCAACCAACTATCAGTCACCCACGGTGCCTACAGTGCCAAACGGACAGACCCGATCGCACGCCGGCTGCTCGAGGAGATCGCATCAGACCCAACCACCAGCTACCTAGCCAGCCCCAAGTATCACGCCCAGTTGTGGCAGTGGGCTGTAGCACAAGCCAGGGTGGAAGTGTTGACCGACTATGTGGACGGTATGGACCTCGAAGACGCCATCGACAGTGAACGCGGCAAAGTGTCACCGTTGGATCTGCTACGCAAATGGATGACCACAGCACAAGGACTCGCCAACGCTATGGGCTTCACACCAGCAGCAGCAGCACGCCTAGGCAAAGACGTAGCAGCCACACAAGTAGACCTCGCAACACTGTTGTCTAAGCCAGCCAAGGACGACCCAGCCGGCTAGCAGCAGTCGAACAAATGTTCGAACCATGACCCACCCCGGGGGGGCCTTTTTCGAAGATATGTTCGGCCGGCGTGCCCCGAATTTTTTGCGCGGCATTTTTGAGTTTCGGCCTGGTCGCACTGGGTTGTCCTCGCATTCGTGTCTGATTGGCCTTGTGTGCCAATCTGAGCGACTTTTAGCGCGGTCTGGTACGAATACATGTTCGAGTGTCTAAGCGTCTTAGATGGCGTTTTTTCGAAGAGGCGTTCTTTACCCACTCGTCTAACCGGCAGGATAACTGACTCTGACTCAGTTGATCGAGGTTCGAATCCTTGGTGGGTAGCTCTATGTGAGAGGTTGTCTCGTGGATCTTTCTGAACTGCGGGAGGATCCGGGGGCGTTTGCTGATCGTGTTTTGGGTGAGCCGATGTGGGATTACCAGTTGGAGTTTGCCCGCAGTAAGGCTCGGTTTCGGTGTGTTGCGGCTGGGCGGCAGGTTGGTAAGTCGCGGACGTTGGCGAAGGTGTCGTTGCATGAGGCGACGTCGCGTGCTGGGATTCTTGTACTTGTGGTTTCGGCGGGTGATGAGGCTGCGAAGCGGCTTCTGGCGGATTGTGTGTCGTTGGCGAAGTCGTCTGCTGCGTTGTCGGGTTCGGTGGTTGATGATTTTAAGGGTTTGCTGACTCTTAGCAATGGGTCGGTGATTCGGTCTGTTCCGGCGTCGATAAGGCAGATCCGTGGCTGGCCTGTTGATTTGTTGATCATTGATGAGGCTGGGTTTATTGAGAATGAGATTTGGGATGCGGCGTTGCCGGCGATTATTTCGCGTCCTGGTTCGAGGGTGGTTGTTGCGTCGTCTCCGTGGGGTTCGTCTGAGCATTGGTATCGGGCGTTGTGGAATCGGGGGATGGATGCGCCGGATGAGAATTATCAGTCGTGGCAATGGTCGTCGTATGATTCGCCTCTTGCGGATAAGAAGCTTTTGGATGAGTTGCGGGATTCGCGGCCGTCGTGGTGGTTTGCTTCTGAGGTGTTGGGGCAGTTTGCGGATGATACGGGCGCGTTTTTCACTGAGCGTGAACTGTCTGAGGCTGTGGCGGATTATGAGATTTGTTCGCCGGAGGATTTGGAGTGGTGGCGGGATCAACGGTATGCGGCTGCGGGTGGGATTGACTGGGGTTTCTCCCATGACGCTAACGCGCTAACCCTCGTGAGCGTGCTCGAGGATTATGGTGCGAACCGTGAGATCCTGGGCGAGAAACTGGTCCTGTTCATTCCGTGGTTTGAGTATAAGTATCGATGGGCTTACACGGATTTCATTGACCGGGTTGTGGCGACGGCGAAGAAGTATTATTTGCCGGTTGTTGCTTCTGAGGTGAATGGTGTGGGTCAGTATCCGACGACGATGTTGGATGACAAGTTTGATGAGGCTGGGTTGTTTGCGGCTGTTGCCCCGGTGGTGACGGATGTGAAGCGTAAGCAGTCTGGGTTTGGCATGATCAAGGGCCTACTTCAAGCTAAACGGCTTGTGTTGCCGAATGACCCGGAGTTGTTGAAGCAACTGCGTGGGCTCGAGTTTGAGCAGTTGCCCGGTGGGTCGTTGCGGATTGCTGTGCCGGATCGTGTTGGGCATGATGATGTTGCAATGTCGTTTATGCAGGCGGTGTCGTCGGTGCGGGTGGATTTGGCTGTTCGTGGCGAGATGCCGTTTGGTGAGCCGCAACTTGTGCCTGCTGATACTGAGTGGTGTCAAACGAAGTCGGGTATTAAGGTGCCGCGTAAGGCTCGCCCGGTGTCGTTTCATCGTGATGCGTTTACGTATCCGTTGGGTTCGGAGTCCGGCGAAGGCTGGTAGTTGACCTAAATGTTCGGCCCCTTCGGGGGCTTTTTGTGTTTAACGCCCGGAAGGGGTAACCGAATGGCGCTGCCCGTTTCTGACAGCAAGACCGTGTGGCCTCCGCAGAACATGACGAACATTTTTGCGTACATGAACCAGTGGTCTGCATTGTATTCGAACGACCTGGCTAAGTTGCAGGCAGCCTATGGTGGCGGGGTTGCCGCAGACAACACCGGATTCTTCGCATCCGACACGGGCGGTTTCAAACCGACTATCGGCCAGCGGATGCAACGGTTCTTTGTAGGCCAACGCCCGTTGGGGCCGAACCGGAACACGAAAATGCCGATCCCGGTTGCCGGGTTGGTGTGCACGGCGGTGTCTGACCTGTTGTGGGCTGACCCTGCCACGTTCACGGTTCGTATTGACACGGATAATGATGGGTCAGGGATGCCGGCGAAGGCTGCGAATCCGACTCAGGAACGCCTGAACGAACTGTGTGATGAGGGCCTGTACACGGTTCTGGCGGAGTCTACTGAGGTCGGCGCAGCTCTGGGCGGGTCCTATCTGCGGGTTGCGTGGGACAAGTCTCTGGTGGCCGATCGTCCGTTCCTGGATGCTGTGGACTCGGATCAGGCATTGCCTGAGTTCCGGTTCAAACGGCTTACAGCGGTCACGTTTTGGCGGGTTGTTGCTCGTGAGGGTACGAAGGTTTGGCGTCACCTGGAACGGCACGAGCTGAACGCCCAGGGTAATGGCATCATTCTGCACGGGCTGTATGAGGGTGAGGACGACAAACTCGGTGTGCGTGTTCCGTTAGATTCGCGCCCCGAGACAGTGCCCCTCGCGAACATGACTGCCACGTCTTCCATCAAGGACGGGGTTGACTCGAACTCACCCGGGCTGTGTGTGGAGTATGTGCCGAACGTTGGCCCGAACCGTCTGTGGCGTACCGACCTTGTTGGGCGTTCGTTGGGGCGTTCTTCGCTTGATGGTATTGAGCATTTGATTGACCAGTTGGACGAAACCATGTCCGACTGGATGCGTGCCCGACGTGCTGCGAAAGCGCGCGTGTTCTTCGACAAGTCGTTGCTTGGTAACCCGGGGCCAGGTCAGGGTTCTGTTGCGGATCTTGATCAGGAAACGTATGTGGGTGCTGAGGCCAAACTGGCTAAGGACGCCAAGATGGCGGACAAGGTTGAGGTTGCACAACCGAAGTTTGAGCCGACTGGGTATTTGACGACTGCCCAGAACTTGTTGGAGCAGATTCTTACCATGTCTGGGTTTACGTTGCAGACGTTTGGTGCGGGTCAGGCGAACTCGAGGTCGATTGAGTCGACGGCTACTGAGGTTGAGGCTCGTGAACGGTTGACGTTCCTCACTCGTGGCCGATTTATTCGCACGCAGACCCCTCACTTGTCACGCATCATGGGCAAACTGTTGGCCGTGGACAAAGCCATTTTTGGGACCCC